CGTCCATATATAATTTCAAAACTGAAACCACTTTATGAAAAAAATTTCTCCAGAAAAATTTTACCACATATACTTGAAGGATAAATGTGTTTATAGTTACCTGGATAAAGATAAGTTTAGTAATACCTATGATACAATGCGTGCTATGGTAGGGATGATGAAGACAGACTATAGTGAGGAGGACATCACCTTTGAGGTAGTGGAAACCACAGCAAACCTAGAAGAACATAGTTATTGACAGCATCTATATAAACTGCTAAACTGACATTGTAGTGAATTATCAATCATGGCAAAAGGATTTACTGTAAAGGCATCATCGCCCCCAAAGAAGGATAAAGGACCTGAGTGGGACTATGATGCTATTAAGGCAAGGATGAAAGGTAAGACAATTGTATTCTGTCTGCCTGGACGTGGCGTATCATATACATTTCTGAAGAACTTTGTACAACTGTGCTTTGATATGGTACAGAATGGAATGAGTATTCAGATTAGTCAAGACTACTCTTCAATGGTTAACTTTGCACGTTGTAAGTGTTTGGGTGCTAATGTATTGCGTGGTCCTGACCAGGTGCCTTGGGATGGTAAACTTCACTATGATTATCAACTATGGATTGATAGTGACATTGTGTTTAGCACTGAGAAGTTCTGGCAACTATGTGACCTTTCACTGAATGAAGAAGGTGAAGAGAAAGAAATCACTGCTGGTTGGTATTCTACAGAAGATGGTAAGACTACTTCAGTAGCACACTGGTTGGATGAAAGTGATTTCAGAAACAATGGTGGTGTTATGAATCATGAGATGGTTGATAGCATTCAGAATCGTAAGAAACCATTTACAGTAGACTATACTGGATTTGGATGGGTAATGATTCAGAAGGGTGTGTTTGAGAATGAACAGATGAAGTATCCTTGGTTTGCACCTAAGATGCAAGTCTTTGAATCTGGTGCAGTACAAGATATGTGTGGTGAGGATGTCTCATTCTGTTTAGATGCAATTGAGGCAGGATATGATATTTGGTGTGATCCACGCATTAGAGTGGGTCATGAGAAGACACGCGTGATCTGATAAGATTACAATAGTTATTTGAGGTAAATTATGGCAAAAGTTAAGAAGTCACTGTTGGGTTCAGTGTTCATTGAAGCTACACCCAAGAAAACTAGACAGGGTAATGGGAAGCACACAAAATATGCTGCATCCAGCAGTAATAATGCTAAGAAGCGTTATAGAGGTCAAGGAAGAGGTTAATACATTAGGCACTCACATGGGTGCCTTTTTTTGTGTTATAATTAAATTAGCGGAAAATCTCTCGTCTCTCTATGGCATGTTTAATTTGTAACCTTCCTAATGTGGAGGTCTATGTTAGAAAAGAATACCTTACTGACCATACTTCTGGTTGGGGAGAGTTTGTAAAAGGTTGGTGGGTATCAGCAAAGAGTATTCCTGGTAGAGCATTTTATTTTGAAACCTATCTACCAGAATATGCTGCAATGTATGATAAACTACCTATCAGTGCATTTGTATCAGAACCAAAGACACCTGACCCTGATATGAGTCTGTATAATCTACAGTTCTGGAATTGTATGGACTATGGGATTGTAGCAGTTCAGAAGCAGTTCATTGGATCAATGGACTATGAGGTGCTGACAAGGGACCATGGGGTCCAGAAAGGCACCTATGTGTGTACTATTGATAATTATCATCAGGACATTGATACTGTTGATTACAGCACCTCTGAGATACCATCTGAGCATAAGTCACATAACCTGATTGAATTGAACAATGGTCAGTATTGTTTGTATCCTAATAACAGAACGCGTATCTATGATAATAGTCTAACTCCAGAAAATCCAAAGATGCCTGACTTCAAGGTATCTACTGAGTTTTACCAGGTGGAGAATGGTCATGACAGAATGGGACTTGGTGATGAAGACTCATATTTCTGGAAAACTACACAGGATAAAAAGAAGGAAATCAACGATCTTGTAGATCCTCTTTAAATTTATTAATAACCCCTATAAATAAAGACATATCATAGTGTCTAGATCATGCCTGTTCAAAGGGTAAGTAAACCTTTTAAAGATATAAGTGCTACTTTTCAAACAAATCCTTTGAACAGTGATCTTATTGCGTTAAACAATTCTAATGCAATATCAAGAGCAATTCGTAATTTAATATTAACTGTACCTGGTGATAAACCATTTCAACCAGATTTGGGTTCTGAAGTATATGAATCATTGTTTGATCAATTAGATCAAATTACAGCAACATCAATACAATCACAAATTGAAAATACTATTATAAAGTATGAACCTAGAGTAAAATTAAGTAGTGTTGATGTAAAATCAAATATTCCTGATAATGCTTTTGATGTCTTAATTACTTATGAAGTCATTGGTGTTGAACTTCCAACCCAACAAATTAGTTTCGCATTAGAGCTCACTAGGTAAATGCCTTTAGTAAATTTCAGCAATCTAGATTTTAATCAAATCAAAACATCCCTAAGGGATTACCTTCGAGCGAATTCAAACTTTACAGATTATGATTTTGAAGGTTCTAATCTTTCAACTATTATTGATCTGTTAGCATATAACACATATATCAATTCATATAATGCTAATATGGTGACCAATGAGGTCTTCATTGATAGTGCTACATTAAGAGAAAATATTGTATCATTAGCAAAGAACATTGGATATACTCCAAGACCAAGAAGGTCAGCAAAGGCATTAGTTTCATTTGCTGTTGATGTAAGTGGTACAACAACTGTTGCTGTTACCTTGAAGAAAGGAATTGTTGCTACTACTGCTGCAACCTTTGGTGGTCAGAGTTTTACCTTCTCTATACCAGAGGACATTACAGTTGGTGTTAATGACAGTGGATTAGCATTGTTTGATTCAATCACAATTTATGAAGGTGTACATATTGAAGAATCATACAGTGTAAATTCAAGAACACCTAATCAAAAATACATTCTTAATAATAGTGGTATTGACACTAATTTAATTAGAGTTAATGTACAAGATTCAGAAAACTCCACTATTGTTAGAAAATTTACACAATCAAAAGGATTGTTTGATGTAAAGGGTGATTCACCTGTATTCTATCTGCAGGAAGTAGATAATGAAAGGTATGAAATCTTGTTTGGTGATGGTATCTTTGGATTACCTATACAAGAACCAAATGTAGTTAAAGTTGGATATATTGTATCAAATGGTGAAGGTGGAAATAATCTATCAAGACTGTCTTATTCTGGACAATTAGTTAATAATAATGGTGCTTCAATTACAACAAATATTACAACAATGTTTGTTGATCAACAAAGTTATGGTGGTGCCCAAATTGAGAGTGTAGAATCAATTAAGAAGTATGCACCTCAGATTTACTCTTCACAAAATCGTGCTGTAACAGCAGTTGATTATGAAGCAATGATTCCAAAGATTTATCCTGAAGCAGAATCTGTCTCTGCTTTTGGTGGTGAAGAACTTACTCCTCCAAAATTTGGAAAAGTATTAATTGCAGTTAAACCAATTAATGGTGTGTTTCTTTCAAGCACTGTAAAGAATGATATTTCCAGACAATTAAAGAAATATTCAGTTGCTGGGATTATACCTGAGATTGTTGATTTAAAATATCTTTATGTTGAGACTAATTCATTTGTATATTACAATGAGAATAAAGCACCCAGTTCAACAACAATAACTGGTGCCTGTAGAAATAATATCAATTCATATGCAAATTCATCAGAGTTAAATAAATTTGGTGCAAGATTTAAGTACAGTAAATATCAAAATGTTTTAGACAATAGTCATGTTTCTATAACATCCAACATTACTACTGTAAATATGCGCAGAGACTTGCAAATTGTACTAAATGCATTTGCAGAGTATGAGATTTGTTTTGGTAACAGATTCCATATCAAAAATCATGGTCATGGAACACATGGTGGTGAGATTGGTTTTAATATTAAATCATCTGGTTTTAAAGTAGCAGGAATTACTGATACAGTTTATCTTGGTGATTCACCAGATCAATCATTGAAGACTGGTACAGTGTTCTTATTCAAACTTAATTCTGATACTGAATATGTAATTGTAAAGCAGAATGTTGGTACAGTTGATTATGTAAAGGGTGAAATAATGTTGTCACCAATTAATATCATTTCTACTGTAGTAAATAGAGGTGAGGCACTGATTGAAATATCTGCTACACCTTATTCTAATGATGTAATTGGTAAGCAAGATCTTTATCTTCAACTTGATACATCTAATGTTTTGATAAATGCTGTGACAGATGAAATTGCATCTGGTGATGATATTTCAGGAAGTAACTACATTGTTACTTCTTCCTACTCAAATGGAAAACTTGTTAGGGGAAAGGAGATTTTATCATCTCCATCTACCATTTCAACTACTTCAACATCAAATTCAAGTAGTAATCCAATTGTTCAGGCAGAGAATACTGTTACAGTAATATCTGGAATGGATGGTACAACAACCTCAACAACAACCACATACTCTTCTGGATCATCTAGTACATCTAGTGCTAGTTCATCATCAAGTTCATCAGGTTCATCTTCAGGTTATTAATAAGAAATGGCGGTAGATAGAGTACAAATTCAGGATGTATTATCATCCCAAATTCCTTCCTATGTACAGGATGATTTTCCTTTACTTGTAGATTTCTTAGAAGAGTATTATATTTCTCAAGAAACACAAGGTGGGTCTCTTGACCTTATTGAAAATCTTGATCAATATGTAAAAGTTGATGAACTTACAAATCTAAAGACAGAGGCATCACTAGGTGCTGATCTTACATCTGTTTCAACATCTATCACTCTTTCTTCTGATACCAACTTTACATATGGATTCCCTGAGAAAAATGGTCTGATACAAATAGATAATGAAATAATAAAGTACAGTAGTAAAACTGCAACCACCTTAGAGGGGTGTGTAAGGGGTTTCAGTGGTGCTACACAGTATGTTGATACACTTATACCAGACAAGCAGACATTTACTTCTACTTCACCTGAAACACATAAAACAGGTGCTACTGTTAAGAATCTCAGCGTACTTTTCTTACAAGAATTTTTTACAAAGTTAAAGACACAAATTACACCAGGATTTGAAAATAGAACTCTTGCTACACAATTAAATGAAAAGAATTTTGTTATTGGTGCTGACAGTTTTTACAAATCAAAAGGCACAGATGAATCATTTAAAATTCTCTTCAAAGCAATTTATGGT